AAGTCTCGTAATAAGTCATAACTAATGTTTTAAAGTTTAGGCAAACCTAAGCATTAATTTCAAATAAAACAAAAAATCTCGGAAAAATATTGAGGTAAGTTTGTCGGAGCTAATGACGGTGAAGATGTCGGTGCTGATTAGCCAATAGCCTACCACCCAAGTAGAGTACCCCAACTATGTTTAAGGACCCCTATTATGTTTAAGGACCCTACTGCGTTTAAGAGTCCCCACTATGTTTAAGGATTATATGTAATCAATCCAAGAATACATTTCTCTGTATTCAACGTAATCTAAATCTTGTTCGTTTTGAAATGCTTCTCTTTCGAATGAAACACTTTTGTATGCTTCGTAAGAATCTCCAATCATTATGTACTTAATTACGTACTCAATTACGTACGCAATATAGTACGGAATAACAAGCATCTCTATCTGCTGATAAAAATGAATCCTTTCATGATTAAGCAGCATTACTCTTGCATATTGGTATTGTGGATCATGTTTATACCGCTCTCTTAATATAACAAATGGGAATATTGCAATACCGGTTACATTAAAGAAAAAGGATATATTATCCAATATCTTGTCTGAGTAAATTACTATTGGTTTCATCTTATGTTATATACACCACTATTCTTACCTATCCACAGATGGCTCATTGCATATCGTATAGCATCCAATCCGTGATTAAACTTATCTTTAGGAACTCCTGGTGACTTCCAAGAGTAATTATTAAGCTCTTTGACCAAGTTTACACTCTTTGGGTCAACTACAATATCCAAATCTTGAAGCATATTGATACCAGTAAGCAATGCTCCTTTAATATTCTTCTTTTTAACGGGTCTAATGTTCACTCCTTGGTCTTTTAACTCTCGTATTAATCTTGGTTCAGAACTATCACATATAATTAAGCCATTTCCAGCCATTTTAAGGTCACTACTCGCTATCTGTGATGTTGTGAGTCCACTTTTGTATAAAAGTTCCTTAACGTAGAGCTTTTTGCCCTCAAAATCAAGGCTACAATGCACTAAAGTAGTAGGGTCATCAGAATAACCTATATCTTGACCATAACAGTTGCGTTCCAATAGCACAAAATCACCTATGCTCCAATTGCTATATACGACCCCTTCTTCCCTCTCTTTCCATCCTCCTAATATAACGTGTTCATATGTATCAGGGCGTTTAAGTTTCATCTCAAATATGGATTCCAAGTAACTCTCAGGTAAGTTATCTTTGTTATCCTTATAAGTAGTATGGATATAGGTTACATCGCCTTTAGTACCATTCCATCCGGACTGCACAAAGTTACTCTCAAAGAATCTTTTCCAAACCCAATGCTCTTTTGTAGCTGGGTTCATAATTAAGATAACCCTATTCTGTTTTCCTTTCTTCCGGACAGAGAAATCAATCTTTTCAAATAACGTTTCATCAATAAGCTCTTCCGCTTCATCCAATACGAATGCAGTAATACCTGTTAAGGACTTCAAGGATGCCGTTTGGTTTCCAGAAGTAGTTCTGATACCTTTAAACAATATAGAACTACCTGTAGTAACATTTAATATCTCATCTTTGTTAATCTTGAAGTCATCTGTTGCTCCCATCATCTCTATTTTCTCCAAGAACTCAGGAATAATGGATGCATAAGCAGAAGTAAGAGTATATCGAGTGAAAAGTATCTTTTCTCCTTCTTGATAGGTTAAATTAAGCAAGAATAGAGCTACTCCGAATGATTTTCCTGATCCACGACCACCAGTAACAACAAAATATCGTGTTTTATTAAGGAATAAAGGTTGATACTTCTGATGTATCGTTATTTTCTCATTCATCAGTAATCAGCTTTATATTTTATACCATCTTCTTCAAGCATTGGTCTTACCGTATCTCTAAATACACTCGTTTCAAAAACAAGGAACTCTGCAGCACCACTTAAAAACAAATTCTGATAAACATTAGGATTAATGCCGTAACTCAATTCTCCAGGCTTAACAGGTGGTGGTAGATGTTTAGCATTAACTCGATAAAAATGATTCATTTCAGATTTCCAAAATATCTGAACAACAACATAGTCTCCGTAAGATATTTTCTCCTCATCTTTACCAAAAGCAATACTTGGTGCTACAACTATAGCAGTTCCGCCTACCGCTAAACTTCTTATAAAGCCTCTTCTATTCATCTTCTTCCTCTTGATGATTCACCTCTATTGTACGCTCTCCTTTTGCGTTATCATTGTTAACAAACACAATTGTAGGAGTCTGTTTTCTGTCAACTTGCCTATTTTGGTCTTCAGGCTTACCATAAGCATAATCCATCAGTAACTTTAAGTGATTAAACGAACCTCTTGCTTCTTTAGCTAAGAAATTAGTAAATTCTTCCTCACTTCCGAACTCACTTATAATTGAATTGACTGAATAGACCGATAATCTATTCTTTTTAGCCTTATTCATCTTAGCAGGAGTCATTTTCGGTTGTTTTCTGACTACCGTACCTGGTTTTCTGCCATTTGTACTCCTACCATCCGGTTTCGACTTATCTTCTCTTGGCTTATTGGGTTTTTGTCTTGGCATTTCTTATTCTTTTATGTGATTGTAATCACCATTGATGTAATCTTCAAAATCCTCTCCAAAACGTTGTTGTAAGATGATTTTATAGCCTTTTATCGAATGAAATATGCTTGATAGACTAATTGTAGTCTCAGAAGCTATCTGACGTAGGCTATAATCCGTTTTAAAGTAGATTTGCGTGAGTTTTGAGCCATACTTGCCAAATTCATTGGTTGCAGCAATTATCTTTTGATACAAACGCTCAAATGCAGCCTCACGCTCAAGGTCTATTGTGTCCTGATCCATCTCTATTGGTTCCCAGTCAACATATTTCTTATGAGACTTTAGGAAATCATAACAAACGCTACGTAGAGTAAGTATAATGTACCAATAGTTTACTTCACCACTATCTTCATACATTATTCGCTTGTTATTATCCAATAAAGCTATCTTGATGTACATATCCTGGACAACATCCTCTGCATAGAAGGCAGGGCATCCGAGATTAATAACTATTTTAATCCACTTGTCCCTATCCTTATCTAACAGAGATAATATTTCCATAACTAGAATATAGTTCCCGTCTTCTCTTCTTTAAGTAGCGGGTTTATTCCCCCAATCTCAAAACCACAATTGTTTTTAACCATCCGCATCTTAATCGGATTGTCATACGATGTGGGCTTACCTCCTGTTTCTGTCTCTTTAACTTTTCTCACGTGTATCTCACTAATCATCCAATCGTGACTATGAGTTGTGTATCTGTGAAATGTATATGCATCATCAGCTCTATTTCCCCACTTACCACCACCTTCTACATCAGCCATATTTGGTGGCATTGGTAGATTAGCGTATTCATGGTCTTTTGGATGTACTTTACGCAATGCTTCAGTCACACAATGACAATTCAAATACAAAGTAAGGTCTTTTTCCTTACATAGCAATCTAAACTCACTTGCAACCTGATAATCGTATTCATGCGCTCCAACATTTTTAAGAAGAACTGGGTCTCTTGTAAGTGCATTGTACGGATCTATCAAACACCCGTCAAACTTCTCTAAATCGTATCCTATTCTAATGCTTTCTATGATGTCTTTATAGGTATATAACTTCTCTGCATCAGCAATAGCAAAATGCTTTTTAACAAAATCATAAGCATATTCTATTTCATAATCTGTCATTAGCTGAATAGGTTTGCACATATAGAACTCTACTAATTTACGAAATAATCCGTTCCTTGAGTTTTCTATGCTAAATACCCACCATTTAAGACCAAGCTTAACTGTGTATAACATCATCATATACAAAGCTACCGTAGTCTTACCTACGTTTGCATGACCTATGATGATATTAAATTGTCCTCGTTTAAATCTTATAAAGGAATCGAGGTCAGGTATTCCAAGTTTCAATCCTTGTGCAATCTGACCCCTTTTCGCTTTATGTAAATAGTCTAATGTTTGATCCATTAAAATGGCAAATCTCTATCCGGTTGTTGTTGACTATTTGTTGTCTCTAACGCTTGGATATTCCATCCTACAATGTCCGTATTGTATTTTGTATTACCAGACTTATCATTGTAAGAGCTTCCTCTTAGATTGATGGATATTTCAACAAAATCTCCAACCTTAAATGCGGATAGCTTTTCAATCTTATCCTTGAAGAATTTAATCAATAAATCTTGAGGATACTTGTCTTCAATAGTCACTACGCATTCCCTTACTGAGAAGCCTGAATCAAACGTTTTTGGATTTCCAATCGATTTAATCTTACCTTTTAGGTTCATAATATAAAAGTGTTAATTAGTAATATTCATTTGTTAATGTCAGCCTCCATTTCTGGAGTAAGGCTATATTTCTTTTTAATGTCATCAATGCTACCACCATTAGCAAGATGTTTAACTGCCTTCTCATAATCAGCATCAGTCTTCATAAGATAAGGTTTGTCATTGTCATCCTTACCGTGCTTGTTAGTCGCATCAGCATCTTTGGTATCATCTATTAAGAATAAACCATTAGCTGCATACTTCCTTCCGTAGCTTGATGATGCTCCGAATGACTGTGCTATATCCATTCCCTTCTTATTAGGCTCTACACCTACTATAGCTTCTGTATAGGTATAATCTCCATTCTCTATACAAGTTATCTTAGCAATACATCTAAGCAATGGCATATCGCCAATAGTCTTTAATTCATCATCAAAATTAAGAGTACACTTATACTTGGCTAATAATGGTTTTACAGCCATCATAATGTCCTCTAATGATCTGTACTTGTACTTACCAAAGTTGTTGTATTGGTTCTTTGGTGCAACAAGCTCTTGCTGGATGTTAAATAGCTTTTCTGAAATTGTCATAACTGTTTCGCTCATAATTGATTTTCTTTTAATATTTCTGTTCTAACTACTTTTTTATATTCCTTTGGACAATCATCCATAAGTAATTCAAAAAGATAAGTGGCATACTTCTCATTCTGAATGGTCAATGCTTTAATCTGTTCTGAAAGTTGGATAATCTTGTTATCCTTATAAGAAACTAAGTCATACATAATGTTATTTTTTGGCTAATATAAAGACATAATCTCATACTACCAAAATTTTAACATTTTTAACAAGTAATGCGGAATTGTGGAGTAACTAAATCATCCGTATCAAAGGTAAGTGATTCCCTATCTACTGCTATTGACTTTGCTCCTTTAAGTACTAAATGCTTAACTAATTTCATTCTCTTCTTTGGACATAGACATTTAATCTTTATAGCCTTACCTATTCTATGTGGACTCGTACTTATAATACTATGTACTTCTGCATATCTTGGAGATACATAACCTAATTCTATTGTCAGTACCATCCTGGTAGATTTAACTACCCTATCCAATATCAATACAGGTTCCCTTTCCATGAATTTGTATCCTGATCCTTCCTCATAAGGACAATCAAATTGACTCCATCTCAAGTATTCAAGTCCTTCAATATCTTTTTTTTCTTCTTCTGTCATGTTTCAGTTTATTCAATAGGAGTGCCTTTACCCCCATAAGCATTAATATAGCTATAAGGATAGTTTCCTGTATAGGATTTAGCTCTTTACTTTACTTACCCCATGGAAGTTCATTTCTATGCCGATGCATCCGTAGATGGCTATGGGTATGGCGTGCAGGTTATCACCTTGGGACATTGCCTACTTTGAAATGTCATAAAGAACTGTATTGGCTAATCTAAACTTCACCATCTTGACGTTTGAGTTATTTAAATGGTCTAACCGTTAAAAAACACCATTATATTTAAAATTTGAAATACTCAAAGAGTTTTTCTGATTCAGATGAATTTAATTATTCATCCGAAAACGTTGCAATATACAAAATTATTTCATTACTTGCATCAAATAAATAAAAAGTATGAACAACATTGAGCTGAAAGATTTAGTAAAGATTACCAATAAGATATGTGGTATTGATATTGAAAATAAAACAAGGAAACGTTATTATGTATTTTGTAGAACTTTATATTATGGTTTAGCACGAACATACACTACCCATTGTTTAAATGACATAGGTAAGGAAATAAGAAAAGATCATTCAACGGTGTTATTTGCTTTAAAAAACTTAGAACGTGATGTAATTAAAAACAAACAACACGATTTAAATATTAAATGGGAAAAAGCAAACATAATGCTTAAACAACCATCTGACATTACTGATGAATTATTGAATGCTCAAAAGATGAGGTCAGAACTAATTAGACTTACAGAAGAGAATAATAAGCGATTAGAAGATCTAAAAAAACATAAACACATTGAATTATCAAAAAAAGAAGAACGTCTCTTAGAACTCTTTAAAATGCTTTCTGAAGAGGATAAGAACTTTTTAATATTAAAAGCGGAAGCTACAATTAAAATGAAACAAGATGAGTTACGAAGAAAAGAAGAACAAAATAAAAGACTTGAAGGAAGAAAGGTTGGATTCAGTTCTTACCTCGCTGATGCTGAAGTATAAATCAAGAGCGATAATTGGAAAGCAAAAATACAACACAGACATGGATAGAGATGATTTAAGCGTAATAGACTGGTTAAGACACGCACAAGAAGAAGCTATGGATCATAGCATTTACCTGGAGAAGTTAATTCAAGAATATGAAAAAGATGACAAAGCAAGAAATGATTTCAAAATGCATAAATAATGGCATTAAGATATATCCAGTTCCTTATCCTTGGGTAAGTGCTATGGGACAATACAAACCAACGTGTCAAATACACATAGAGAACAAAGGCAGAGTGGAAGTACTTGATGAAATCTATAAACAAGATTATAAGATGTACGATATAATAGATAAACTTTATATACAATTATACAATGATAATTTTAATTGATGCTGATAGCATAGTATATGCTTCATGCTTTAATGTTGAGACAACATCAGAAGCTAAAACCAAATTTGAATCTTATATCTACAACATCTGTGATTCCATAGAAGAAGCTATGGGTAAACCAGCAGATAAGGTTAGAATATTCCACGGACAAACAGAAAAAAACTTTCGTAAAAGTATTAGATCCGATTATAAAGCTAATAGAGGCTCTCTAAAGCCCGATTTTTTTGAAGAGGTGTCTGCATTCGCTAAATTTTTTTTCGAGGCGGAAATGGCTTCTAATGGGCTTGAAATAGATGATTTAGTATCTATGGAATGGAAGCGTTTAACAGATGAAGGAAATGAGGCTGTAATTGCATCTATAGATAAGGACTTTTTGCAGTTACCGGCTTACATCTATTCTTGGGTTGGAAAGAGGCAAGGATTGGTTAAAGTAAGTGAGGAAGATGCGTTAAGAAACTTCTATACGCAGATGATAACTGGAGATAGTGTAGACAATGTAAATTACCTTAAAGGTAAGGGACCAAAGTTTGCACAAGTATATTTGGGACAATGTAAGACAGAATTTGAGTATCTTAGCAAAGTCTATAGACTCTTTAAACAAGAGTATGGTACTGATGCTAAAGATAAGTATATAGAATGCTATAGGCTTTTAAAGATAGGATAATGGCTAATACGAATAGGAATAAAGGGCATGATGCAGAAAGATTGTATGTTAATCGTTTTAAGGAAGCTGGTTATGAGTTCTGTATTACATCAAGATATGGATCAAGGATTCACGATGATGCTGGTATAGACTTAATGAATATACCAATCAATGTCCAGGTTAAAGCTGGTAAGCAAAGAGGATTAGATTATTCTAAGACATTAAGAGATATAGAAGGTAGGATAGCCACTATGTTTCCTCCGGATGCACCGGAACACAATAGAGATACGATAATCATTCATAAGAAGGAGGTAGGTAAAGGTAAGAAAAGAGATAAGTATGATGAGCTTGTTATAATGACATTTGAAGATTATGTTGAAAAAATTAAGAAGAAATAATACATATAATAATATTATTTTGTATATTAGCACCGTTATAAAGTTTCCCAATCTTTATATTGCTTACTGTTTTGTCTCTCGTAAAGAAACCCTATCTTAATTGATGGGGTTTTTTAATTTAACACAATTATGAAAGAAGAAAGTTATTTAGGAAAAGAAGTTATTGGAACTATTAATGGATATGATCCAATAGAGATTCATAAGCTAAAGTTTTGGCTTGCTGCAATGGAACAAGAAGGAGCCAATCATGTAGTTTGTCAATCAAATATACAAGCTTATAACATAGCCTCTGATAAGCAAATATTAAAAGATAATATTGATAGGTATAGAGCTATGTTAAATAAGATGATAGAAGAATATAGAAAGATGTAATATGGGTAAGATAGTATTAGATGTTTGTTGCGGACCCAAAGGAATGTGGTTTGATAAAAATGACGAAAGAGCATTATATCTTGATATAAGATGCGAAGATTACATTATAGATTCAAATGCTGCCTATCCTAACGGAGGAGTTATTAGTATATCTCCTGATGTTATAGGTGACTTTACAGATATAAATCAGCCTGATAATACTTTCTGGCACATAGTATTTGACCCACCACATATACCACAAAATAACCCTACTGCAGTTATAACAAAAACATACGGACATCTGTCTGGAGAATGGAAAGAAATGTTAAGACAGGGATTTAAAGAATGTTTTAGAGTATTAAAACCAAATGGAACTTTAATATTCAAATGGAATGAATGCAGAATACCAGTAAAAGAAATATTAGCATTAACCGATAAAAAACCATTATACGGTCATAAAAGCGGTAAAAAAATGCAAACACATTGGATATGTTTTATAAAAGATTAAACTATGCCACTACCTAAACCTAATCCAGGAGAAAAACAAAAAGACTTTATGTCCAGGTGTATATCCAATCCTACTATGGTGAAAGAATACACAGACCAATCTCAACGCATTGCAATCTGCTATACGCAATGGAGAGAAAAGTAGTTTGTTTACTTTTTATGCTTATAACCATAAATACTTTTGGTATTCTCATCAATCTTCGATCCAACCAATCATCTCGACGTCGCCATTGAATCGGTAGTAATGCTCTTCAAGGTCAACACTTGATTTACCGCACTTGCAAACATCTAAATGCCATCTTTTTATTTCGGATGTTACTACGTCATCACAAGCCTTGCAACGCCATTTTAATCGCAAGTCACAATAGTTTTAATATTTGTGACATTGCCATCTTTGTCTTTAGTAGATTTAACGTAGTTCTTGTATTGCTTCTCTCCAGTCCAACTTGCGTTCTGGATTAGTTCGTACTTGCTACCGTTTATTTGTCGGTAAACTTTGATAGTACAAGTTGTTTCTTCTTTCTCGCATCCTACTGCAACCAGTACTGCGATGGCTAAACCTAAAATTGTAATTACTTTTTTCATTTGTTAACGTATTAGTTTACTTATTTATTTATTTGTCAAGTGTTAGGTTCACAATTTGTAAATCACTAATGGTTTTGATTATCGGTGAACGTAATCACTAATCTTCATAAAGTTCTGCGTGTCCTTCTTCGATTAACCGATAATTTACGTTTACTTCAGTACTATCTTCTTGAATGTAAATATCGCCTAAGCATCTACCGTACTTACCTATGCCGTGAGATTCGAGTAAAAACTTACCATCTTTGAGTAGTTCTGTTAATCGTTTCTTAGCCGCTAATCCTCTTTCTTTTTCTTCCAAATCTCTTGTTCGTGTTTCGGGTGTGTTGATGCCGTATAAACGAACAGTAACCTTGCGCCACGTGTGAAAGCCTAAATCAACCATAGCGTCTATCGTGTCGCCATCTATTACTCGAATTAGTTCTGCGTAGTAAATGTACATCTATTCTGAATAATCACATTCTATTTCCACCTCATCATCAGATTCCCATTTACCGGTAACATTAAAGTTTGTTCCTTCTCTTATCCATTTATTATAGAAATCCAAATCATTCTCCGTTCCCATTATTAGTTTTCTTTCTTTTGATTCGAATGTTGCTCTTAAATCAGTGTTACCTGCTTGCCATCCAAAATACCATAACTTACCAACACACAAATATTCTTTGGTGTCTTTGTCTACTAAATATAATCTATCTGTCGCCATACTGTCTGTTTTAACTATCATTAACTCGTGTGTTAGGATGTAATGATGGCATAAACCAACGTTAGTATCGCTCCTATAAAGGAGTAAAATGTCATTTTGTAAGTGAATCTGTCTTTGTTTCGCATAATTCTAATATTTCGTTTACTAATTGTTCTGCGTATTCTTTTCTTGAATAGGTACGCTTCATTATAAGCGCAATTAACTCTTCTTTCATTTAAGCTTAATAAAGTAAACAAACACTACCAATGCAATGACTGAGAACCAAATAGCTTTAAAGCAGCAATTTACGAATTTATCGAACTTGTTCAAAATAATAATCTTAAAAGTTTGTTAATTGATGATGGAGCAATAGGAAAGATAATAAATAAAGCTATGATGCCTGCCATTATAAGGATCGGTTTCCACCATATCTTACGCTCCTTTTTAGATTCTATTACCTCTTTCTCTTTAACCTTTAACGTTTCCTTCAATTCTTTTATTGTCTTCTCCTTCTGTTTAACATCAAAGATTAATTGATTGTCTTTTAACTCTACTATTATAGTATCCGTATCACGCACTAGGATGCGTTTAAATTCAGTTTTAATTGAATCTTTACATATTCCTTCAACTACAACCATATCGTTCAACACAGGGGCTTTAATGCGCTCTATTTTGACGATTACAGAGTCTACAACTTTAGTCTCAATGGAATGATACGTTTTCTTGCCACAAGAAGATACTAGTAAAGCAAGTAGAATTACTTTTTTCAATGGGTCAAAGTTATTTCAAATGTTATTGGATGGTCTTTTTTATATTCAAACTTAGTAAATGCTCCACCTAAATGTTTAGGAACACCAATACGTTCTGATGCCCAACCTTTACCGTCTTCGTATTCTTCCTTATAAGTACCCGTCTTAACATGCCATTGTTTCTCGACTTGAACCTTGTACGCCATATTTTTAATCCGGTACCTTGGTTGGGTCATAATAAAAGAGTCATGCGTATGTCCTGAGAACACAATATCTGCATCTGGAAACATAGCTGAATAACGCATAACACTCAATGCACCTTTAGTTACTACGCCACCCCAATGACCGTGAGAGTACGCTACATTAACCGGTCGTTTCATATTGCCATTCTTATAGGAAAAATTAAGCACGTAGTACCCCAGATAGTTTCCGATTTGAATATTACTACCTGCGAGTAAATTTAAACGCTCTACAAAGCGTTCCATAACGTCTGTTTCGCATCTTCTTGATACACTTGTCTCGTGATTACCTCTTGAGATAAGAATGATATTATTAGCATACGGAATCATTTTATCCGCTGCATCATTGATAACTAAATCTAAATAGTTGTCTTGATTGTGTTCAGGAAGAATAGATGACTTTGATTTTCTTGGATCATACAATCCTTGCATCATACAAAAGAAGTCTCCCGTGATTGTAATCATAGCATCAAGTTCCAATGCTCTATCCATATGCTTAAAGAAAAGTTCTCTATTGCATTTAGGATTGTCGAAGTGAACATCTGAACAAGTGAACATCCACTTCTCATCTGTTGCTTCAACATCAATGTCAAATCTGTGATAGTTGGATGATAATTTCTTTGGAGTAATCATATCTTTACTTTTTTAATACCTTGTTAATCAG